CTTCTGCAGCGGCTTGTGCGGCTGCTTGTGCTGCTGCGGCTGCTTGTGCTTCTGCAGCGGCTTGTGCTGCTGCAGCGGCTGCTGCTTGTTCTGCTGCTACTCTAGCAGATTCTTCTGCAGTTTTTTGTTCAATAGTCGAAGTTAAATTAGATTGTATGCTTTGAATATTAGATGATTGAATAGTTACTGTTTCTACAGCCTGTGAAACTGTTGCCAAGCTTTCTGTTTTTGTTTGTAATGTAGCTGTGGCTGTTTCTACTGTAGATACATTTGTTGCAAGAGTTGTACTTGCTTGAGCTAATGTGTTGGCAGCTGAATTTAATGTATTTGTTTGTAATGTAGTTTGTGAGGGCCTTGGCGCAGTTACAGATACTGCATTATTGGCATTATTAGTTGCTACAACATTAGTTATAGTAGCATTTAATGTTGCAATTTGAGCATTAGCATTATCAATTGCTGTTTGAATTGCTGCTGTCGATGGATCTGGGGTAGGGGTAAAAGCTGCTCCCTGACTTAATGTTCCATTAAATCCAGGCCCTGAATTTGTATCTACTATTGCAGTAATTGGGCCGTTTGTGGTCTCTCTATAATTAAATCTTGCTCCAGTGGGGATTGGACCAGTAACGCTTACATCTGCCATCCAAGCCCCATCTGTTGGATTAACATCTGCATTAAATCTAATTTGTGTCATTTGAGTATCGGCGGTCATTTGAGGATATGGACGAACATCCCAAGCAACAGCAAGAGTATTAGTAGTAGTTGAATAAGTAACTCCAGATCCATTACTCCAAGTAGTCCAGTCGTATCCTGCAACAGATATAGATGGGGCCGAAGGAGTTGAATAGTAATTACCGCCTTCGTTAACCCCAAATGTAATTGTTGCGTTAGATCCAACGTATATATTATTATAAACAGTATTACCCATTCTTAAATTAAATGGAAGGTTCATTCGTATCCCTGCATCATCAGTATTCGCCAGTACATTTGTTGATGCTCCAATTGTTGCAGCCAAGGCGTTCACAGCATCTTGTGCATTATTAATTGCAACGTTTGCCTCTGTTAACTGTGTCTGAGCATTTGTCCTAGCAGTAGAAACTGCTGTTACTGCAGTATTTGCAGCAGTTATTGCTGTATTAGCTGCAGCCACAGTAGCTGTTGCAGACTCTACTGCTGTATTTGCTGTAGCAATTGTAGCCGTAGCAGAATCAATTGCAGTAGATGCAGTAGTAATTGCAGTATTTGCTGTTTGTATTGCAGTTTGAGCTGTTGAAACTGATGTAGTCGCATCAGATACCACCTGTGATACTTGAGTAAGAGTAGATGGATCAGGGTTAACTTGAGTTGCAACGCTAGAAATTATTGTGGCAGTAGATGATTCAACAGTTGAGGCCGCAGATGTTACCGCTGTTTGAGCTGAATTTGCAGCTGATAATGTAGTAGCATTATTTACAACAGTTTGTGCTGAATTTACAGCTTGAGTTGCTTCAGTGGCAGCTGTGGTAACTGTGGTAGTTGTTGGAGTAAGATCAGTAACTTGACTTACTGCAGTATTAACATTTGTTGTTGCTGTGGTAGCTTCTGATACAGCAGAATTTGCTGTTGTAACTGCTGTTGAAGCTGCTTGAATAGCAGTATTTGCTGTTGAAATTGCAGTATTTTGTGCCTGTATTGCAGTATTTGCTGCTGCTACAGCAGTAGTAGCAGTCTGTATAACCGTGGTAGTATTATTTGAAGCATCAACTGCTTGGTTAACTTCTGTAGTTGCGGTAGCCAAAGCATTATTCACTGCTTGTTGAGCTGGACTTACAACCACTTGCTCTACTGGTGCTGGATCATCAGCATATGCATAAGTTGGTCCTACAAAAAACAACCAGCCCATGACAAATAGGCTGGCAAATAATATCTTAATTCTAGTCAATTAGGATTCTCCTAAGTAAAACAATATTTTTGTTTACTTAAGAATTATATCATAGCAATGTTGTTAAATTAAATTAGTTAACTGTTATCTGTTTTATAAAAGCCAGTACCTTTAAACTGTATTCCGAATGATCCATAATGTCTTGTCATTACAGCGTTACACTTTTCACAATTGTATTCTGGTTCTACATCTTTGATTGACCGCTCAAATGTTTTTGTTTCATCTGGTGAACACTGACACTTATATTCGTAGAATGGCATTCTCTTATCTTTCTATGTTGGTGAGCAGTTTGAGGACATGCTCAGGTCCATCCTGCGGGTAGCGGCCCGCTATCTGCGACTCCCCAGTGACGGGGTGCAGATTTCTATTATACCTTATTTGATTTTAATTGTTTTTGGCTTCTTTTCCTCTGGAACAATACGTTCCAAAGAAATACGCAACATGCCGTCTTTAACTTCTGCGCCAGTTACTTCAATGAATTCAGCTAATGCAAATTCACGGGTAAACTTACGGGCTGCAATACCCTTATGAATTACCTTTTCTCCTGTTGCTTCAGTTTTGATTTCACCCTTTACTGTAAGTGTTTGTTCGTTTACAGTAACATCAAGATCAGCTTTTGAGAAACCAGCAACTGCTACTTCAATGCAGAAACTATCCTCATCTTCCATCTGGATGACGTTGTAAGGTGGGTATGTTGATTGTGTTGCGTGATTGTGGATTCTTGACAATCTTTCGAAGTCTCTATTGAATCCGATAAAGAATGGATCATTAAAAAGATCCATCGCTAATGTATTTACCATTTTGTGCTCCTTTTAAGCGAGTTAAATTAGTACCCCCATAAGGCAGGTACTAATATATTATATCATTATGGTAGTGGATTTACAACTATCTTGGTTGCTTTGCAACCCTTTAAATTAGCAATTAAAGCAGCCTTTTCTTTAGCATCAATAGTTAATGCCCATCTTACTTTAATTGAAACCCAGTTTGCAATATATTCGCAGGTGTAGGCTTTATTTGTTGGAAGCCATTCTGCTGGATCTTGATCTGATTTAGATCTATTTGATGCGCCAGTTACGGCAATTAAATGGCGTGGATCTGTTTGATCATTTGCATATTTTTCACGCTTTAAATCATCCCATGCAGATGCTCCTGAATCCCATGCTTCTGCAAGTGGAACCATATGATCTACATCTAACTTACCTGCTTCTGTGACCTTAGTATTATCATAAATACTTAGCCATTCCCCGCCTTTAATTACGCATCCTTTTTCAACTGTTGGTTTTACAATTGCTTCAGAAATAATTACAGCCTTACGTGAATCGCAACCATTTCCTACTCCAACCCAATGCTTAAACTTTGTTCTTACATAACCAGCACGTACTTCATCTGCAACCTTCAATGATTCAATTGCTTTTTGTACTGTTGGAAAAGAATTACCAGCAGCTTGTGCTGGCACCGTCAATGATATGAATAATCCTAGAATTAATAAAACTTTTTTCATTAAATAAGTTCTACCAATGCTGCCCATGTCTTTGGACCAATGATTCCATTTGAATCAATGTTGCCGTGGTTGTCTTGAAACTTAATCACAGCAGCCTTTGTTGCTGGACCGTAATCTCCGTCTTCAACAAGTGTAAGGGCATGCTGAACAACCTTTACTGAATCATTCTTATCGCCTGGCTTAATTTGTCCTGGGAACGCTGGCTTTGCAGCAGGAATAACCTTTGCTGTAACTTCATTTCCCTTATAGTTAGGACGACCAAAACCAACAATAAATGCTGGGATCTTCTTCTTATTAGTCTTATATGCACGAATCTTAACTACTGCTTCTCCGCCGTTTCTTTGGCTATTAGACTTCTTCTTGTCTCCAGCCGTGTTTCCTTCGATAGTAGTTACTGTGCCATCTCCATTGTCTTTAACTACAATTCCAACGTGCTCAATTGGGGCTCCGCCTTCTGCAAAATCAAAATAAACAATATCTCCTGGAGCTGGTTTAGCATCTTTTGCATCAGTCCATGTCCCCATCTTTTTAAATGCTGCTGCGCCTGCCATTGTTGAAACTGTATTAGGAACCTTAACTCCAGCCTCATTTGCACACCACATCACAAAGCTGCCACACCATGGTAGGAAGTTTGCCTTTGTAAATGCACCATATTTAGTTTCGTTATCTTTAGGACCTTCTACGTATCCTTCTTCACCTAGTGCTACTTCAACTAATTTTTCTGCTGTGCCTTTTGCTGCCATTTTATTCTCCTCTTAATATTGATTTTTTAACTTTTTTTGAATCCGCTTCTGATGCATACAGGGCGGCTAAATGTGCTTTTGCTGCTGATTGTGTTGGATGACATCCAACTAACTTACCGCTATCTTCTTTTACAACGGCATATCCAGCGCAACCCGCTGCTCCTCGTTCTATCTTCCAAGGCATTAGTTTACCGATGTCTTAAGAGATGCTGATAGTTGCCATGACCAGAACTGATGTTGGTCAATTCTTTCTGCAATAAAGTTTGCAAGTCCTTGCTCATTGGCTGCATTAGCCATATCAAAACCATCTTTTAGATCTGCAATAATTTTATTATTTGATTCTAGTAGATTTCTAATCATCTCTAGTGGTGATGTGGTTGGGAAATCATACTTAATATTAGATGCTTGTAGTATTTCATCAATCTGAAATGTTGCTAGTCCGCCAAGTCTTCTTGACCACTCTGCATAGGTATCAATAGAATCAAAGGCATCCTCATAAATTTCTTTAAAAAATGCGTGAAGTTGTTTAAATAAGATTCCTTCTACGTTCCAATGGTAGCCGTGTGATTTTGTATAAAATACAAAAGTATTAGCCTGTAACTGCTTAAGCTTAAGTAATAGGTCCATGCTATAAGTATACCATTTCTTTATTTTGAGCGGATGATGAGAATCGAACTCACCCCTTCTGCTTGGAAGGCAGAGGCACTACCAATATGCAACATCCGCATTGCGCCCTCGGCAGGAATCGAACCTGCGACGCAGACCTTAGAAGAGTCTCGCTCTATCCCCTGAGCTACGAAGGCATTCCTTAATCGTTTGGAATATCATCCTCGTGCATGTCTATTTCAACAAGGCCCATTTCTTTTGCCAGAGCATGTCCTTCTTCTGACATTTCAATAGTTGCTTCAAGATTATCGTTATAGCTAACTCTTATTAGTCCAGCCTCGTATAGCTGAATTAATGATCTATCTACGTGATCCTGATGAGCTTGCCATAACTCTGGTGCAACTTCTTTTGCTTTTTCTGTAATTTGGAATATAAATTCTCCACTTTCATCCATTCCTGTTAATTCAACAGCACCCATTTCTAGATACATTGATAGCTTTTCATCATCATCCATATGCTCTCCTTGTGCAACAGGTAGGACTTGAACCTACGATTACCGAATTATGAGTTCGGGGCTTTAACCAACTAAGCTACTGTTGCTTAGTGGTTTATTGTATCGTGCCATCTTCATTTTTGTCAATGGTTTCTTCTACAATTTGCTGAACATATTCGGAAAAATGTTTTCTAACGCTACCCATTGGTCTTACGCCAGCAAGTTTCCATATTCTTTTATATTCTATCACATTTGCAAATGTTGTTGGACATAAAACTATTCCATTATAATCTTTTAATACAGTTGGTAGCGGAACATGTTTTCCACAGCATTTACATTCTTTAGCCTTTTCTTGATAAGTACTCATATTATCATCATCCTATCCATCGCATCTCTAAGTTCTTCTGGCATTCTAGGTGCCCTTATCATATTATATGAATTTGTTTCCCCATCATTTTCTGTATGGAAATCATTATCATAGCTCATTGATTCATATGTATGTATATTTATTTCTTGATTTGTATCAAATTTACTTCTGCTAATAGCATTATAAATAGAACCACAAACTGCATCCGCCAAGTCTTTTGAACCCTTTCTTGGGTGATCAACCCTATCTCTCATAATTTTTAATTGAAGTAATTCATCTATGAGTAATTGAATATGTGGTCCAGTTAATCTTTCTTCCGCCACAACCATAGCCATGTCGTCATAATGTTTTTTAGCGACAGATAGAATCTCTGTATTGATGCCATATTGTTTTAGTTGTTGCATCATATCGTGAGAGTTCCATCTGTCAAAGGTACACACTCGTATTTTAAATCCACGAGTTCTGAGAGATAAAATATAATCTTTTACTTCTGTAAAGTCAACAGATTTATCTGCAGTAGGTGTCCAAAATCTTACTGCATCTATTTCCACCAGTGGGGCTGGCTGAGAATATGTATCTGTTACTTTAATGCTAACCCATTTGTTAACATGCGCCATTGCCACAGCACAATGGTCATGTTTTTGTGCAAGGTCTACGTGTAAAAAATATTCTTTATCTGGATCTGGAATAAACCATTCTTCCAGTCTACCAAAATTATCTACGGCAAGATGAGCTTTATTAAATGCCTTTTCAATCTTTTCTCTTGATTTAAAGAAAGCATCCACTGCGTCTGGTGGCATACATGCAAATCTTGATAGAGCATCTAAAGGGTTTGTAAAAAATGCTACTTTAAAATCATCAATTTTTCTTACAGGATTAATCTCCCAAGTAGGTCTTTTAATTGCATACACCTTTGGAATCTTATAAGAAACAATATGGTCTTCTTCCCATTCTATTGTAAACTCATTGCCTTCCGTCCCGTCTGGCAAATCTTCATCCATTTTAAACTTATGATCACGAATTAATGTTTCTTTTTCTGCCACTACAGCGTTGTATCTTTGTTGTATATAATCATTTTTATATCTAGGAAATGAAAGCAGAATCACCTTTCCAAAATCTGGAAAACGAGAATCAACTGATGCACGATACATATCGTAAATAGCTGCACCTGTTTTAGCTTGCTCATGACCTGTTGTGTTTTCAATTGCAAAGCCTGAAATTTCGTCAAGGATAACTACAATAACGTTATAACCTTCCCATGCTTCACGCTCTGAGTGGCCTGAGTGTACTGTAATTGCTTTATCAAATTTAACTTCTGAAGCCTTGTCATTATATTTGCCAGCAAACCAAGGCGATTTATCTATGCGTGTTTTAAATCCTTTAAAGAATACGTTGCTTGCCTGTTGTGAGTTAATAGCAATATTAATAATATCAATGCTATCTCCTGGTGGTTTGCCATAGTACGTTGCTGGATCTTTTAAACATAACAATAAATAAACAATATAGGCAACAGCAATTGTTGAACAGTAATCTTTACCAGAACCTTTGCCAAGCTGTGCAACTACCTCATTGGCAGTTTGTTTAAATCTTACTTTTCCTTCTTCTTCTCCGAATAGTTTGACAAGGGTTGATTCTTTGTAGATCTGCGAACTTTTTTCGATAAGCGTGTATTGATAGTCGGAAAGTTCTGGAAGCCCAAGGTATTCTGGACTTCTAACAAACGTTCTAAGATCGACTGGTTTTTCATCGAATTCCTCTCCATCAAGCATATCGATGAGATCATTAAAATCAAACGACATCTGATTCCTCTGCTGGGACTGATTCAATTACTCCAGTTATTTGAGATAATCTTTTTGCAACATCCATCTTACATTTAGGACATGTTGAAGTAACTTCTTTTAAAATCTTAACAAGAATTTCTTGCTTTCTTTCTGTTTCAGCAATTTGAGATGCAATTTCATTGTTCTCAAGAACACCTACTGATTGAAGCATACCAATTCTTTTTGTTTCTATATCTGCAATTAGCTTTAAAGCTGTAGCCTTAACTCCTAGCTGACCCGCCTGATCTGCATCCTCTACAGTTTTCCATGACTCTTTAATAAGCATTGCATAATGCTGGTCTGCTCCAGAGATTGCTTCTCTTGCACGGTCTCTAATATTGCTATCATTATGTACTACATTCTTCCAATCATCAATCAACTCTAAAACTTCTTTGCGTTGGATTCCTGTAATCGTGGCGATTTGAGTTGGCGTACTCCCTTTAAGAAGTTCTTCTACAACCCTATTCATGCGGTCAAAATGCTCTGATAATTCTATTTCGCTCATTAATATATTATACTTTCAGTCGACTAAAATGTCAATCAGATTTAGCCTTGGAAATCTTATACAGAATTAAATATCCAATAAGATCATCAATATCATTATCTCCTGCGTAGCCTTGGTTATTTTTTACTCTATTTAATTTATCATCAATACGAACCTTAAGCTGTTCTGTTGAATCCGCCGTTGAAAATATTCTGGCTGGTTCAAGTGCTGAATTACCATAAGATATATTTTTTTCAATTAACATATGTGCAATTTCATGGCATGCTGTCCAAATGCTGTGTCCTGCTGGGGCGCCAACAGAATGCAAATACAGGTCTGTACATCTAAATTCATTTACATCTTCAAATACTGGTTTTAACATGTTATCTCCGCTCTATCTAGTATTTCTCCATCGATCCACCAATCTTCAAAAACATTACCTTCATGCATAACATTTTCTTCAACAAGTTTATAATTAAATTTTTCAAATATATCTATAGCTTCTTGCTTTATTAAAGCATTATTTGGATCAGCATATAGATCATGTTCAAATGTTACTACAGAGAACCTATATCTGTCAAGAGGCAAAGCTTTTAAAGCATTTAAAGACTGATATGCTGGCTCAATGTCTATTTGTAAATAGTCTATTCTGGTAGGGAAATCATTTTTAATAAAATAATCTAAGTAATCAAATGTTGTTGCATCTACATTTAAACATTTATTAGATCTATTTGTATTATATTCGTTTGCTCTATATGAATCTATTTCTAGTCCGACTCCAGTCCACCCAAATTGAGTTTCCAGCAAGTAAGTATTGCTCATTATCTTTGAATCATAAGCGCCTATCTCCAAATAGAATCCATTTTGTTTTTCTCTGAGAGTATTAATAACAAAAGATTCTTGCCCTGCTTGGCTGTAACTTCCTTCATAAAGCTTCATCGTTTTTTAATTAATCCAAACTGATCCAGGTATCTTTGTATAGTCATAGCAGATACATTGCATTCTTTTGCTATTTCCGTAACTGTCTTTTTTTGTAGGACATATCTACGATATAGCCACTCTTTACTTTGATAATATTTCATCGTTCCGTTAATATACTATTTGAATAATGTGCAATTCCGAATGAATCTGCCACATCAAAATCATTTAAAGATAGACCATATTTATTATTAAAGTAGTCTACTGTTCTTTGTTTACGCATATTACGTAATTGGTTTTGATACCAGGAGTCAGCATAGCCTGGATTTTTTACTCTGATGGCCGCCTTTTCTTCTTTTGTAGGGTTTTTATTTCCTATGTATGCCTGCCAAGAGGAAGGAGAAATAGTAATAACCTTAGCTCCAGTAGACATCAGCTCTGCAATAACCACTCCATAAACATATGATAATTTAATTACAGCATCTGCTGACTTAACAAATACTGCACCCTCAACAACAATATAGTCAGACTTTAACTGATCTAGCATGGATCCCATTTTTACTTTAGCGTCATATATTTTTTCATATATATCGTTTCCCACTAAATTTATTTTGCCCCATTTAAGTGGAATATCGTTTTCCATTAAACAAAAAGCAATAGAATTTGTAGAGGCATCTATCCCCAAAACTCTATTTGCTTGTGTTTTTTTAAGGCTAGCTAATGTCATCTATCATCCTAAATAGCTTAGATTTATTTTCTAGATTAATATTCTTTTCACAAGTAGCGCATAAATTAGATTTATTATATCTACTCAACTGAATTTTACATTTAGCACATGGTCGCAAAGCTCCATTTCTAATAGCCTTGCGTTCATAATACTTTTCCATGATCCTTCTATTAGTTGCAATTCGGCAGCATTCATCTGTACAATATTTTTGATTGTGAGTTTTAGGATTGAATTCCTTTTTGCATTCCGAATTTGCACAAATCATATTGATGGTACCTCAAATTTTTCAATCTGTACGGTACCGACTGGAGTTTCTTTTGAATAGCACTCTTTCTTAATTGGACAATAAGTACAAGGCATTTTTGTTTTTGTTGCTCCAGCTGGCTTCATAGGGAGATCGCCATCTTTAAAGTTATCCCATACCTCACACATCCACAGGAATGTATCTTCAATTATTTTAGTGTTACGCTCATTCATAGAAACTGGTATTACTAAAACTTCTTGAGTATTTTTATTTTCATAAAGAAAGAATCCCTCTTTAGCATTTTTCAATTTCATATAAGTTAATATTTGAAGCAAATGATTTGCCGTAGGCTTCATTTCAGACTGACGAGTATCCCATACTTCCTGTTTAGCTGTTTTAATTTCTCCAATAACAGTTTCTCCGTCATACTCCATAATCAAATCTATAAAGCCACGGATAGGAGGATACTCATTAATAATCTCTTCTTCTTCTGCTCTAAACTGTGGCATAGTAGAAATAAGCTTTTGAAGTCTTTCGTGAGCCTGTGTACCCTGCGCCATGTTAGCAACTGCAACAGCATCATTATCATCAATGAACATTGCGCCAGAGAATGCCATATACCAGTATCTAGGACATGTTCCATGACCATACCCAAGAGAACTGGGGCTAAAAGACTTCTTGGTCATTTCGCCATCTGCACGTTTTGTATTACGATATGACTCATCAAGCAACTGAGCAAACAATTCTGGATCAAAATGTTTGCCCGTATGCTTTTTAAATTTTAGATTTTTTACTATATCTCTACCCATTTAAGAGTTATACCTCACAACATATTTAAGTGCATCTACCAGCTTGTCTATGGACTCTTTTACTGAATAATATATATTCTTTTTATTATTATTTGCTGTTCCAGCCTTGTCCTTAGCAATTGTAGAGTATACAGATGCAAGCACTGCAAACTTTGTAGACATAGCCTGAAGTTCCATAATTAAATGAGGAGCTTTTGCAGAAGGAACATCTGGATTCATTAACAATTTTACCACAATTGCTAGAGCCTTATCCAAATGCTCATCCTTCATAAACTCATGAAGATCATTAAATTCAGTAATATTACTGATTAGCTCTAGAGTATTTTTATCCTCTGCCATTTTTAATTTTCTTATCCCACTTATCTACGAATAAACCTAGTGCGTATCCAATAACAAAACCAACCATTATTCCAAAAAGAAATGCTGTCATAGCAACACCTTTTGAACAATAGCATAGCCAATCCACAAACCAACGATTCCCATTAATCCAGCAAATACTGGTGGGGCAGGGATTGGCAATTTAAAAATGCTAAATACTCCACCTACAGCAATTCCAGTAATTGTTGTATACAAAATTTCTTTCATTAGAAAGGCACCTCTACATCATCCATGTGCCAATCTTTAATTGGGCTAAATGTTTTTGGCTTATCCTTAGATAAAGACCATGTCGTTACTGCAATGGTATCTGCATTTACATCGTAAGATGTTCTATTATTTCCTTCTTTATCTTGCCAAGTCTCTTCATAGATCTTGCCTACGATAACTACTTCCTGGCCCTTTTTAAGAGTACTGATACTCTGTTCCGCCAAACTCTTCCATGCCTTAACTGTCCACCATGAAGTGTCTTTATCATCCCATTGATTTGTTGCATCATTCTTAACACGATCATTTGAAACAATACGAAGTCTTACTCCGCCACCGTTCAGCTTAACTGGATCCTGTCCTACTCTGCCAACGATTGTAATTGTTGGATTAGCCATTATTATTTTCCTCCCAGAATGCGATCAAGTCTTCTAAGACTGACCACTCAATGATTCCAAGACGAACCTTGGAATCCTCACCGATTATAATTTTAAGGGCAGGATGCATATCTCTGCTTACCTTAAAAGTGTCTGTACAGATTTTTGCCCATACATCTTTGTTTAAATTAAATGATGCTTTTGTTTCTTTATAGTCCACAAGGAACTGTTTCCATTTTGCATCACCCTTTTGATAATCACCACGCCCACTATTTTTTTGAGCTTTAGCGCCATCACGTTTTACTTCTGATCTTTCTGACATTATCCGACCACATAAGCATTCTTATGTCCGTCTGGACATTCCCAAGATATAGTCATATTGACTGCATCCCAAAAATATTCTTGTGCATCCTTGTCACACTTGTTACAAGGTTTAACTCCACCTATTTTTTCAAGTTCTGGAGCAAATATTTTTTCTGGCTTATTAAGAAATTCATTAATATTTGGCATTTATCTCTTCTTCTAAGCTGTCTACAACATCTGGATTTTCCTTTAAATATGCTACAGCCTTTGCACGTCCTTGAAAACGTTCTCCATTTACTGTGTACCATGCTCCACCCTTTTCTACTATGCCGCACATTTCAGCAACATCAAGAGTTTCTCCAACACGATCTACACCAAGAGTGTCCCCTTGGTAGTAAAAGTCGTACTGTCCCGATAAATTTGGGGGGCCGAGTTTGTTGTAATCAATAATCCAATTAACTGGTCGTCCAACTCTTTGTTCAATGATTTTGTCGCCAACTTTAACCCCAGCTTTAATAGCATTTGCCTCAGCTTCAGACGACCAAAGTTTAATGACCGTTGAGGAAAAGAACTTGACTGCCATGCCACCTGTGGGGATGTGACTAGCATGCATAGATCCAAATTGATTTCGTTGTTGTGAGATGAGAACAAGTAATGTGTTTTTGTTTGCATAATTTAACATTTTGACTGCGTGGGTCATATCCTTTGCTTCAGCGCCGATTTGCTTTGTATCTTGCAAATCTTTCATTTCATTTCCATCTTTTTCAAAATAAATTGCAGGAAGTAATGCAGAGATTGAATCAACTACAATCATATCTACGCCAGCTTCCATTAATTTTGTTGCAACATCAACCATATCGTTAACTGTTTTTGCTGGAGAATAGATAAGGGAAGATGAATCTACTCCTAAATTTTCAGCCCATGATTGATCATAAGATGCCTCAGCATCAATCCATGCACATGTCTTTCCTTCTTTTTGCGCCATAGCAATCATTTGTAAACAAAAAGAAGATTTTCCAGCAGACTTATTACCCCATACAAGTACCTGACGACCATACCCAAGACCACCACGCAAAGCAAAATTAAGCCCAATACTTGGGGTCAATTGCTTTTCTACTTGTACGTCTTGTGCTGATTGAACTCTTGCTCTTGTTTTAGGATCTAGCTTTGCTAATATTCCATCCATTGTTATTGTCATTTATACTCTTTCTTTACCTATAGTATAGCATTAAAATAAATTGCCGTGAAGTCTTTGTCGCTCTTTATTTATATTAATTTTCTTTTCTAGAATTTCATCTAGGCTGTGAAGCACTTGCTCTTCATTTCTCATAGCAGCATAAACATCTAATAGTCTAATAATTACATCTGCCATTTCTTCTACAATATTTTCACTGCCTTTTGATTTTCTAATAGCCTCAAGTACCTCAGTTACCTCTGAATGAACTAAAGCTAATTTATTTCCAATCTTGTCATGGTTATATTCTCCATCCCAAAATCCTTTTTCTTTTGCAATTTCATGAAGCATTGCTGACAATGCATCTAAACCATACTCAGTCAGAATCTGATTCGATTCCATTTTTCTCCCTTAAGCTAAAAGTAAATGATGGGGTTGTCTCATCATAATCTATAACTAATTCTTTATTACTTACATTAACATCTAAAAACCTCAATGTTGGAACAGTCAACTTACCATACTCTTCTAGTATCGCAACAAGGACTTGATTCATACTAATTGAAGTAATTAAGCCATCAACATCTTCTGTCATTTTATTTCCTTTACCATAAGCGTTCCATCGTCTAAGGTTGACAAAACTGGCTTACATTTCATTCCTTCACGCATTTTAGCGAGAGAAAACTTATACATAGTTGGGAAGACAATTACTCTTGTTAATTCTTTATCCCTATTAGACAATACAATATGGCTCATAGTTTTACCAGCTTTTGTCGTATATGGTGTAAAGTTTACAACAGTATATTCATCTTCTTCAAGGTTATATTCTTTGCGATATAAATAATCAACAAATAAGTCATCTGACTTAGGATCAATATCGCTAACCTTAATATATCTAGCAATTCGATTATCGCCTACTAGAATAAAATACATTTGATTAGTTTCAATTTGTGTTTGTTCGTGGTGGAATAATCCAATGGATCCAGTTTCATCTACTAACTCTACTCTGGCCCATCCATTTCCACGCTTGATTGATTTAACCATACCAAACATAACAAATGAACCTAGGTCCTCAAAGTCTTCAATTGGTCGTGCCTGTGCTTTAATTCTAGGTGGTATACCTTCTAGATTAAATGTTGGTATGCCTAAGTATTCGTAGTAGTTGTCTTTTTCGTTTCCCGTCCTAGGATTATCTTCGAAGGCAGCGCCACCAATCGAATTAAGGGCAGCAATAGCCCTACTGTTAATACCACTACCTTTTTTAGAAGCCTTTTCAATGAAGTCATTGTAGTTTGCATATGGTCTCTTTTCTATAATTTTATTGGCAATACTATCTGAAATAAATTTAACTTCAGCTAATCCAAATACAATTTTGTCTTTTTGTAAAGAAAAATAAACATCTGATTCATTAATATGAGGAAGAGATACACGAAGACCTAATCTCTTTGATTCGATTAAATATTCTGTTCTGGCGTCCTTATCATTTTCATTTTTAAGAATTGAAAACATGAACTCAAGAGGGTAATAAGTTTTAAGCCAAGCAGTATAATAAGACAACATAGAGTAAGCAACAGCATGAGAACGGTTAAAAGAATACCCAGCATGAGCCTCGAAAGTATGCCATAGCGTTTCGGCCTGCTTCTTAGAAATGTGTTTTGAAGCCCCATCAATAAAGCGATCCTTGAACTGGTCGAATTCTTTTGCATCTTTTTTCTTTCCAATAATCTTGCGGACCTTATCAGCCTCTGACCAAGTCATGCCACCCAAGTGTACGCAAGCCTGCATAACTTGTTCCTGATATATAATAACACCATATGTATTTTCAGTAAAAGGTTTCATGATAGGATGAATAAATTGCACTGCTTCATCCCCATGCTTACGCTTAATATATGAAGCACCGACTGTATTCATAGCACCTGGACGTACCAAAGCATTTGAAGCAGCCAAATCTTCAAACTTATCTACACCCATCTTAATCAAAAGATTAGTGTATGGTGTTGCTTCAGCCTGGAATACACCTTTAGTATATCCATCACTTAGCATCTTATAAACTTTTGGATCATCAAGTGGAAGATCAGAAAGATTAATTTCTTTTCCAGTTCTTTCCTTAATTGATTTAACTGTATCTGATATTACAGATAATGTTTTAAGGCCCAAAGCATCAAGCTTAATTAGACCAATGTCCGCAACTGTATCCATATCATATGCAACAACTGGAATTCTTCCAGATACCTTATCTTGTGCATCCTCACGAGATTCAACAGGAGCAAACTTTCTAATATCATCTTTTGCAACTACTACTCCAGCAGCATGAACTCCGACAGATCTAATTCGACCACGTAATCTTTCTGCAAGCCAAACAACTTCAGGATACTTCATTCTAAATTCTTTTGTATTTGGAGAATCAATGAAATCTTCAAATGTATCTACTGGCTTAAGTGCACGATTTACTTCTTGAAGTGGAACCATAAATACACGAGCAGCATCACGAACAACACCCTTATCCTTAAAATAAGTATATGTTGAAATAGAAGCAACATGTTTAAACTTCTTCTTTAAATAATCTTTAACTTCTTTTCTACGGCGGTCTTCAAAATCTGTATCAATATCAGGAAAGTCATTACGCTCAGGATTAATAAATCTAAAGAACAGCAAATCATATTTAATTGGATCTACATCTGTAATTCCTAGGGCATAACAAACAAGGGAACCTGCTGCTGAACCACGTCCAGGCCCAACTTTAATTCCATTATCTTTAGCCCAATTAATCATATCTGCCACAACAAGAAAGTATGAGGCAAAATTCTTTGAAGCAATAACGCCTAACTCTTCATCTAGACGCTCTGTATAAATAGGGTCTGAAGCCTTCTGAAGGCTCTCTAAGCCCTTTTCAGCCAGCTCCCTTAGTCTTTCATCGGCATCAGTCTTTGGGACTGGCAAAAGGTCTAATCCCTGATAAAAGTCATAGTCTTCAACTTTATCAGCAATTTCCATGGTATTTTCATATATATCTGTTCTTGAAATACCAGCTTGATTAAAATCAGATTCAATTTCTGAACGTGATTGAATAAATAGATTATAGTTTTGAAATGAAATTCTACGATCTGGATATAGATAATTTAATCTATCATTAATATCTTTAATCTGTCTAGACATATCAAAATCAGCATCCTTATCCATTTTAGGGGATGTTGATAAAATAAGCATAGCCTCTTCTAGGACTCTATCTTCTTCCTTAGCAAAATGGGCATCTCCTGTTGCTACCGCCTTAATTTTTAATTCATCGGCAAACTCAAGAAGTTTTGAATTTATTTCTTGCGGGTTGTGAGATTGAACCTCAATATAAAAATCATCACCGAAAGTCTTTTTAAAATCCTTGAGAACCATTTTAGCTTCAGAGAATTCATTCTTTTCGATAGCTTTAGAAATAAGCCCATTAAGGCATCCAGACAGGACAATAATACCTTCCGCATATTGTTTAAGTACCTCTCTGTCAATTCTTGGCTTGTGATAAAACCCTTCGTTCCAAGCCAGTTCCTGCAAAATATTTATATTTTCTAAACCCTTCTTGTTCTTTGCAAGAAGGATAATATGATTATACGCCTGAATTGATTTATCTGTTTTTGATGAACGATCAAATCTATCTGTAGGTGATATATATGCTTCTACCCCAAGGATCGGCTTTATGCCTTGTTCCTTGCAAGCAATTTGCATTTCACGGTGAGATGAAAGTGTGCCATGATCTGTAATTGCTAATGCTGTCTGTCCAGCATCTTTTGCTGCTTTAACAAGTTCGGCAGGAGAATTAAGCCCATCCATTAATGAATAGTAAGAATGCACATGAAGATGTGTGAAGTTCAACTTAATTCTCCGCCTTATTAACCTGTTACCAGTCTACGCTGCTACTTGAAGCAGATGACTCTTCGCCGTGTGAACCTTCTCCTGCAAAGAAAGCTTCTTGCTCTGTATAAGGCAAGTCACGAACGGCAGTTTCCTCAAGCTTGAAAAGCTCAAGTTCGCTTGAATCAAACGGTGTTTCATCCTTAGCGAGAGGAATAATTGTATAGCTTGTGTCTGTCTTTGTACCAGTACGCTTAATACGCCACATTAAATTTGTAATGCTACCCATTTCTCCAGCGTACTCAATAAGTGTAGGTGTTACTGTTTTACCACTTGAACCCTGAGAAAGAATTCCAACATATGGATCTTCCTTACCATCATCAACAAGAACATTGATATAAAGTCGTGAACGACCCTTCCATCCTGCCTTGTAGTCCTTGCGGTGTTGTTCACAGCCATAGCATTTGCCTTGATCATCCATAGAACAAAGAGCCTTGCGGCGGTAATCCTTTGGATTTGTATGCTCAACAGCAATAAAGCCTAAGCCATTCTTTTGATTATATGTTGGTGAATCTGGATCTAATTCCTGCAAAAAGCGAATCTTAACACTTTCGCCATCTTCTAGTTTGACCCAGCGACCTTTGCTTCCATCTCCGCTTGAAGCTTGCGGTTTATCCATTACCTTGTTTAAATCTTTTAAACCTTTAACGATACCCATATATTTCTCCTTGTATGTAGTTGATGGTATAGATCCATCTGTATTACCATTATATCATTGAATCCAAGATCTGTATTCTATATCAGATACTGAATTCATAATACAAGCTTTAATTTCCTCATCGGTCATATCGCCTGCATCTTTTGCATCATGAGGGTATATCTTACCATATTCATAAGAAGCCCACAAGAGGTCTTTATTTTTTAATCTATTGGCTACGCTCAAGCCAAGCTCTCTGCCAGCCAAATCTGCATCTGTCATTATAGTTATTTTATTAAAATATCTATTTAATATACCATGTTGCTCTGTTGAAAGAAACCCACCCAATGTGGCAACAACATTTGGAAATCCAGCCTGATGAACACGAATAGCATCAAAACTTGACTCAACAATAATTACATGGTTGCCAATTTTCTTAGCACGATGTACATTAAATAATGTTTTGCTTTTAGGCAAGTTGGTACTATTTTTAAATGTCTTGCCCTGAATTGACCTTCCGACAATTCCTATCGGTGTTCCGTCTGGACTATGAACTGGTACAGTAACCATATTCATATTTTTAGAATAACCTAATTCAAAATAATTAATTGAATCTAATTCAATTCCTCGTGATTTAAAATAGGCCTTAGCCTCGTTAGAATCCAATAGATCCTTATGAAGCTTGTTTAAAGTTTCATTTGAAAACTCTTCAAAGTCTGGCTTATCTTCAAATATACCCGCCATCAACTCATCAAAATTATTTAGTATTTCTGTTTCTTGTGCTGCTATAAATCTTATGGCTTCAAAATCATTTTTATGTAGTACTCGCCTTACTAGTTCTACCAGTGTTCCTGACTCACCACATGAAGGGTTGAAGCATAGCCAAACACCAGTAGATTTATTTATACAGCATGAAGCTGTATGTCTATTAGAATGAAATGGGCAATAAAACATAACCTCATTGCCTGGTTCCGCCGCAATATCAAGTCCTAAGCTTTTTATGATTGACTTAATGTGGTTGGGCGCATATTGCGTGGAACTAATTTTCCTTGCGTTATGCCCTCTGATAGCCATGCCTGCTTCTTTCCTACATATACTCCATAGAGTGTCATTAAGAACACCCAAGTTTCTCCGTCAAATTGTACCGAAAAGTTAGTATCTATGTCAAGAACCCTTGCATAGCCTTTACTTCTCATATCATGCGTCAGCATGCTTTCATACTGGTATCTCAATCTTGGAATACCAGAATCATCACCGAACTCAACCCTTACTTGAAATCTTTTTATTTGTTTGTGATTCATCTTGCTGGAATGGATTTTCATAAATTTCTTTGACGATACCACGGTTGATATCCCAGTCTAGATAGAAATTAAAGTCATGTCCGTGACGATTTTTTCTTGATACAATTTCAATCATATTTGTTTGCGGATATCTATGGATAGCCATAGCCATATCTGCATCATATTCAATAGCCTTAGACCAAGCAACCTGACTCATCATAGGCGGATTATCTTGATCTGAAACATCGTCAGCTGTCGCTGCAGTAATATCAATAATAGGAATATTATTTGAAACTGCAAGCATTTTAAATTCACGAGATACATTTCGATTTCGCTCAACTTCTGAATTACTTCGCTTATTGTCATTAAATAACTGGTGGTAATCAAGAATAACTAGGTCTGGCTTGTGTTGGTCAATCTTACCCTGAATAGTTGCAGGTGTTACTTCTGCTGCACCTTCATTTGAAATCAATACAAAGCTATTCTTGCCTTCAAACTTTTTCTTACCCCATGTACGGAAATCATCAATATTAATATCTCCTTTTGATAAATCACTTGCACGGAATATGCCTGAGCCAAGCATTGTGAAGATACGGTCACGCATATTTTCTGGAGACATTTCAAGAGACACAATCATTGGCTTAAATCCTTGTTCCCAAGCCTTACAAGCAAGGTATGCGGTAAACCAAGTCTTACCTCTTCCTGGCCAACCGATAGCAACAATTAAATGTCCTGGTGCCATTCCAGTAGGGTATGCTTTATCAATTGCGCTAAATCCAGTAAGGATTCCTGGGCTTCCGCCCATTACTGCAGAACGCTCTTTAACTGCTTCATAATGTCGTGCAGCACTTTCAACATCAATAATATCTAAGTCACGAACATTATTTGTAAATCTACTTAAATTTGCAAGATCGCTTTGCATCTGTGCAAGCACTCTTGAAGCGGCATCTTCTTTAAGAGCAGATCCACCTCTGATAAGGATGGACTTCAACTTATTAGAAATGAATTCATTTTTTAATTGATCAAGATAATATCCTGTTTCAGCCTTAGCCTCAACTGGCTCAAAGTCTTTATGTCTTTCAATCAAAACGCCAACTTCTGGAACAGCTTTAAACTTATAATAGTATGACTTTAAACTTTCCCAGATATCTCTGTGAGATGTAAATAACTCATCAACATTATCCGCCAATAGGGTACTAATATCTTTATTCTTACATACAGCAGAAATTAATGTTGCCTCTGTATTCACTCTTCGCCCTCCACCATCTTCTTCGTTGCATCCAACAAGATGCTGCGATTAATCTTATCTTTCTGAATTTCTTTATTCAACAAATCTATCCTGTCAAAATTATTATAAAAGAAGTTCAAAGGATGACCTTGCTTGTTAGTAGCAAAGTAATATACCAAAAGTTCTTTGGCACGTTCATATCCTACACTATCTATTACATCTTGCATAGCCCATTTTTCACGGAACTTATTAATTGTAATAGTTTTGTTATACTTCTCTTTATATAGAGACAGGTATAATCCAATTAGTACATATGGCTCTTTTTCATTTGCCACTCTTTAACTCTTCTTCCACTTCACGAGTTTTTTGAATAAGCTTGTCTTCAACAAACTTATAAACTCTTTCAGTAGCAGTATCTACATTCTCTCCTTCACGAAGATCATCTTCTACTCCCACCCCAATTTTAATGCTCTCATAGTTACCTAGGTTGCGTGTAAACGATAGGTCTACTTTAACTCTCGTTGTCATTTATGTTCCTTCCTCATATGGTTATTCAATGTGTCAGATGCAAATCCAGAACGAACCTCTATTTCACGCTTGCATTCTGGACAAATTACAACTCTGCTACTTGCCACTATTCCGCCTTCCATACTGGTACGAATCCGTTATCGGTCTTAGTATACAATATAATGTTATGTTTGAGAAGACCCAATAATTCTGCCCTTGAAGGTACATTAGAAGAATGACCTGAATCTAATATAAATTCATGCAAATCTAATATATCTTTTTCGTGAAATAAATACTTAGACCAGTTTTTATTATCTGGATCACCTATCGGATATATTTTTTGAGGAGCCTTTATTTTGCCCTCTAAAATATAATCATGTAAGGTAACTGTATGCTTATTTAATAGCTGAGATACATCTTTCATGCTATATGCACGATCCATATATTTCTCAACTTGAGAATAAGAATACATAACTCTTTTTTTATCTGGATAGCACCAAGCAACTACTTCATCTTTAGATCTAGAAGCACGAAGGATTTTATGTACTTTATCGTTTAAGAAGAAATACCGTAATTCCTTGAGTTTGCTCTTTCTTTTTCGTCTAACCATCTTCCGAAAGCACTCGTTTCCTTATTAATCATCCAGCGTTTGCCACAAAGTATACAAAATAATTCTATATGTAGTTTTTGAGAAAATACTCTATCAACAAAAACTCTTCCTTGACATTTACCGCACCACATTATAGTGTAAACAACTTCCCGTCCACCACGCATGAGTAATCAGGCGCAATATGTATCATCTGAATATGAGGATAATCATTAACAATATGTGCGACAGCAAAACCCTTTTGCCAATCGTGATGCTGGCTATATTTCATTCCTGGCCCCTTTTCATCACACATGTGACCAATTTCATATCCACGGAGAGTTTCTCCATCTCCATTGTTTCTAAGCTCATATGTTACCATATGTGAAGCAATTCTGTGTGAGTGTCCTCTGATTAAAGATATTTGAAGATCTTCCATATCTTTTCTCACAGAGCCTGTTGCTGCAATTGAAATTCCATGGTGTACGTGAACATCTCCAAAGCGGCGCTTAGGCAATTCATTATAATATATATATTCGTATCCCAAAGAATCTAGGTTCCATAAAGTCTCAGGAGTTACTTCATTTAAATAGTCTGGAAGCTTTGCATCCATATAATTAAAAATTCTAACATCGTGATTGCCAAGAGCTGAAAATAGTTGTGCGTCTGGCAGCATCTCACGAGTTTTAGCATAAAAATCTCTTGCACCTTTTGCCTCATGCCTCATCATTGGAACAATTAAATCTCTGCTATCTGTCTTATGAAGATTTAAAAACTCTGCTGATCTTCCCTCTGTATACTTGCTGTAGCAAGCTTGATCATCAGTATCTCCTAAATAGTCAACCACATCGGGCTTAAACCATTTCATTACCTTAAACCAAAGGGCAATCATTTTATCATCTTGATATGGAAACTGCTGATCGGACGATAGCATCCATTTTAAATCGTTGCTCATTTTATACCTTAATATGTAAAAAAGTCACGGGTGCGTGACTTTGATGTTACAGTAATTGTAACATATTGATTTAGCTTGTCAATAGATTATTCGGTTAAACTTGAAGTATTTCCAGATGCTGTCCAGTGGATTTTAGCATTTGTTAATGACTTTGTAGTTGTGGTTGCAGATTTACACCATATATTAAATCCATCTTTAGTTGCATTGATTATATATGGTGTATATGCAGCATTTTGTGACGTTGAAGGAAATTCAATTGTTAGGCTAATTGATGGAGTTTCTGTAAATCCATAACTTTTTAGATTAACTGGGAATGATTTCATTGTAGGGGTAAGTGACTTTCCAGTAATTATTCCGCCCACAGTTGTATTTTGATTCTTAGATACAATTGAGGTTCCGCCATTTATTGTCTTGCTTTCAATCTGAACTGGAGTTACTGTCTCTCCCTTGGCAATAATATTAATATTTTCAACAATCTTACGTAGAACATCAGCTGTAACTGGATCTCCATCTCCGATAGAAATTGACGTTAGATTATTGAATGCCATTTTTTATTCCCCCTGCTTATCCTCTGCGGACAAATCATTTTTCTTTTCTTCCATTTGCTGAGTAATTTCAGCACGAAGAATTGCAATTTGTGTCTCATAATTTGAGACGATTTCGCCGATGCGCTGTTGCAAAGCGGCTATAACTAGTTCTACTTTTTCCATGTTTTCTCCCATGTCTAGATTAACAGTATACCATTACTGTTAATTATTGTCTAGGTCGTGTAAAGCCCTATATGACTCTGTTGTCATATCCTCATCTGTAATATCTGGTTTTCTTGAATAACCCTCTTTTAATTTTGCTCCGCAGTCTGGACAATCAGTATGTGCAAAATATGGATCAAGCGTGGTGGCATATAGCTCTTTATCTTCTAGGCATATCGAACACCAAAATTTAAACATTACCATTCTCCAATTCCATAATTCTTGTTTCAAGTAAATCTATTTTATCTTTCATATCTTTAACTAAAGGTATTAACAAGAATGCTAGCTTGTGTTCATTTCTCAATGCTGTTGGTTGTCCTTCTAAATTTCTTTCAACAAAAAATCCTAACCCTGCTTCCTCCAGGTCTTCCGCTATTGGACCCATTGCATGTGTTCCCCAAATAGAAGGGTCTGTTTCTGGATGATTATTTATATATGTATAAAATGCTGGCTTAACATCTAGAACTTTTTTATAATAACTTTCTGGCAAATAAGTTATATTTTCTTTAAATCTTCTAGATGAGCTATCTGCTACAACTGCAGTAATATATCTAAAGTTTGTTGCTCTTACTGTATTTCTAATTTCAGCTGCATATGATCTAGCAGAAGAATCTGCTGCAAATCTAAATACGTTTGAATTTGTATTTATATAAAATGATCCACCTGGATCTGTATAAGGGTTTCCTGCTGCAATTGTATAAGGGCCACCATCGTAACCAATTAATATTTTGTTTGAAAATATAATTCTAGGCAAATCTGCTGCTCTGGCTGTAAGATCTCCATTACCCATATCAAATCCGCCGATTCTTCCTGTAGCTGAATATATATCACCTGTAAGGGCTAAGGAACCTGTAGAACTTAAATTAAAGGTTTGTGTACCACCACTATATGCACGAATTCCCGATGTGTCTATTGCAAGACCATTTATAGTGTTACCAACAACTTCTATTTTATTTAATGATAATGTTCCTGTTGTTATTTTAGATCCACTAATTGTAGTTGTATTATTATTAATTGCTGTAGCAACATCTGCTGCAGCTACCTTTAAATCAGCAGTATCTTGTGCCGCCACAGCTTTATTATATGCAGTAGTGGCATCATTTTGTGCCGCAACTGCCTTATTATAAGCATTTGTTGCTGCAGTAGATGCAGAATTTGCTGTAGCGTTTGCAGTATTTGCAGTACTATTTGCTGTTGCAGCTGTTGTTTTGACATCTCCAATTGTTCCACCATCTGAAAGTCCAGATCCAATATTAATAGTTCCAGAAAATGTGGATGATCCAGTTATTGTAGCTCCTGAAGCATACAGAGCACCTTCTTTTGTAACTTTAAATGGGGCAGTCGCTGATGAATTTCTTCCGATCCACATTCTGTATGTGGCATCATTAGCATCTAATCTAATAATATTATCTGTATTTGACCCGCCTAATTCAATATAACCTGTGCTACTTAGCCTTGCATTATTTTGATTTAATAAAGAATCAGTAAGAGACCATCCACCAATAGTTCCAGCATTTGCAATAATTCTTCCGTTTGCAGCATCAATAGTTACTGAGTTAGATCCATTGGCAACTTTAAGACCAGTGGCATTTAAAGCAAAACCATTACCTGTTAGAGTACCTGATGAATCAATTGTTCCATTATATATAGAAGCATTTGAAGTTGACATAAAAATATTTCCAGAGAATGTACCAGCTCTTGCTGTTAAATTTCCAGTTACCGATAGGTTTGTGCCATCCCAAACTAACTTGTCATTTGTTCCTCCAACAGATAGTCTTGCTGCTGATGAAGCTGTAGTATTTCCTTGGATATACCAATAGTTTTCAGGACCCAAGTACAATCCTTTATTTGCATTATTCCCGCCTATTCCATAACCCATTTTCATATCGCCTGCAGTAATTGCTACATCTGCTGCAAGAGATGTGCTTGCTGGAATTACAATATTTGGATAACTTTTCCAATCTGTGGTATTAACATTTCCAAATTGATCATAAGTGGTTACTGATATCTCGTACGTTTGTCCAGCTTTAACTCCATAAAGATATGTTGATGTTGTTGATTTTCCTGGAGCAGACATATATGTATAATCTGTTGTTCCAAGCCGTCTAAATCTTATTTGATAGCCATATGTTGTAGCATCTGAGTTCTCTGTCCAGGTAAATAGAATCTTTTTATTAAAAGTAAATAATCCATCTGGATCATCCTGTACTGTTGTTGTACCAACTGAAAATGTATTGGTTGGAGGATTAGCATCTACTGTAACTGGATCTTGAATTGTAATAGGCCCTGCCACTGTCCCCTTTTTATTGGCATCAAGGAACATGTCTCTATGTACAACGTATACATATTTTGGCAATAAGTCAGATGTTAAAATGGTACATTGATTTGAGGTTCCAACATAGACAACCTTTGAAGATGAATTAAATGAATTACTATTGCTTTCATAAACAATTGTATCCCCATAGCTAACAAATGTTGGAGTATCCCATTTTAATTGATATGAATAAAATCCTCCAGTTGCTACTACGTTAGTTGGAGCAGTAGAAAGATCTTGTATAGTTGGTGATACAGAATATGTTGCAGATGTTGGACCTAGTATTGGGGTTGTCTGTGTCTTATCTGGATTTTCATAATAATATTGAAATACAAAATTATATTTATCCGTAAGCTTTACTGGCAAATTTTCAATTGTTATTGAATAAGAATCTTTTGATGTAATTGAATTTGAAGTCTTTACAGATTCAGGATTTTTTTGTAAATCTGGTGTTGATACAGATGTATCTCCACCATCTAGTCCGTCATAAAGTCTCATGAAAATGAAAGCCCTATTCTATATTCTACGTCAATTTCTCTACCGTAAGATTTAGTTATTGGTGTTGTTAAAACAGATCTACTAATGATAGATGAATATGTATTGAATGTATCTTCATCATTAATTCTTAATCCGTCTAGGAGAACGGTTGTTCCTCCTGTCGATTTAGCTTTAGCTCCTACAGATATTTTATTTATGGCTGTAGCGTCTGGAGAACCACTTGTAAATCCTGAGCTATATAAATTACTTAAAACTGATGTGCTTACCTTGTTCAATAATGATGAGTCTCCTGCAAACCTCATTTCATAATAATCTGAAGCAGAGCTATAAAATCTTATAAATACATAATCTAAATTAGTATCCTGTTGTTTAAATGCTAGGGTTAGGCTATCATTTTGGCTATATCCCGAAAGATCAAAAGTAGTTGCAAGATTATATTTATTGGATGCATTAGATGTTGCTGATATACTAAACCAAGTATTTCCTATGCGTGGTGTTGGCGTTGTAGTTGTTGATGCAACAACTCCTGAATCATCTAACCAGTTCAAATTATTTTCAAATGTAGATATAAATCTACTACTGTAGTCAGAGTTGCCATCAGTTGCTGTTGGAAATAAGCCTACCTCATATATTGTTCCTACGATATCCGCTGGAATAGTTGTTTTATAAACAACAGAATATGTTGAGTTGCCAGTTAGACTATTTGTTTGTATATCAATGCTTCCCAAACTTACGGCAGATCTATAGAATTCAAACTCTAGCTGTGTATTGTTTACCGAAGCAGCAGTATTTCCAATTCCAATTGCTATATCTTTATTGTCAAAGGGAACAACTCCAGCTAAATAGGAGGTTAGAAATCTTTTACCATACTTGGTAAGCAGATTTTTTGTACGGCAAACTTCTTTTCCATCTTCATAAAATACATACTCGCCCTGTATATTCATATTATCCTCCCTTTCCATAAACACCAATTACCTCGTCCCCGACATGATTTTTAACATTGAAAACAAACCTCATATGTGGAACCTTTTTTTGATCATAATAAATTTCTGTTTTTACAAGGGTTATATCTTCAAGGTTTGGTGCATCTAGTTTTTGAATTTTTGTAGCGGGATCATTTGCTTCTTCATCATCTGTATTGTCATCTGAAACAACAGCAGAAAATGTAGCTTCTGGCTTAGGCAAAGTTCCAACTACATCCGCTTGAATTTGGTATGTGAAAGGATCAACTAAATCATAATGTTCTTTTTTTAGAACCTTGATTAGAGGATCGTCTTCAAATAACTTTAATTTTGGGTTATTGGTTGCCATATTAACATTCTACCATTTCAGCTGACATAAATCGACCTACAAAGAATTTTAGTTGATGGCCCATCAACCCAGTCATGATTTATATCTAGCAGCACATACTTGCCTGCAGACTGGCCAACGGGGATGCTTGTATCTTCAGAAGAATACAAGTTAACATTGGGATAAGACACTTCTAGAATATCGCCAATTTGAAGTAAAGGGTTTGGGAAAATTTCAATTTCAAGAACATCCTGTTGTTTAGACCATTGTGTTTTCATCCAGTCTGACAGAGCCTTGGCTTCCGACTCTTTTTGTATCCAGTTTGAATCAAATGCAAATTGTTCTTCTTTATCTATTGCTGTAAGAGTTGGATCGATATATTCAAAAGAATCTGACTTTACAATACTATCACCAATTACTTTAAAAAACTTTGTTTCCCCATCACTTAACATTGTGTAGGTTCCAGAGTTATTTAATACGTAGGCCTCCATTGAAAAGGCATCAATATTAGAACCAACTATGGTAGCAAACGGATTCATTGTAATTACAGGATATCTTGGAATAGCTGGAGCATTATCCCCAGATGTTATTCTTGACGACACCTTTAAAATTTCTCTTGCTACTGGACCAAACTCTTCCATATATCCAATATCTTCTGTTTGAGAAGATGTAGATAAAACAAAATTAGAAAACTTTTTAACTAAAAAGGAATTTTGTCCTAGGTAAGATTTTAATGGATTATATACTTCTTTAGTTATAAACTGCTGATCTGTAATTGGTGCTGTATAGAAATAATCATATCTAACGGTACCTAGTCCAGAAATTAGTCCTGCCCTATTTGTAATAGTTAATGGAGATTTATCTATTGCTACAATTTCTGTGTTATCAATCATCAACTTAAATGTCATAAAGGTTTCTGAATTTGCGGTTGTTTTATTAACCTTTAATTGAATATTATAAAGTTGCCCACCTTGAATATTTTGAAATTGATTTGCATCTGTTTGATCGTCTGTAAGCGCAGTTGCAACTCCATTTTCAACCTTAATAATTTTTACGCATCGTTCTTTTAGATTTCTTGCAACAGCACTTTGTGGAGGCTCTACACTTACAATATAGCCAGAAGTATTAGATTCATTTAAACATACAGCAAGTCCGCCAGAGCATATCTGATTTCCAGTGGATGTTCCGTCTGCATTTTTTGCAACTGGGAAATACATACTTGTTGCAACAACAAAGTTAGAATACCCGCTTTGAATAATTTTAGCATTGGTGCTCGTTATAGTATATTTAGTAGCACTAGTAGATGTTGGAGTAGCAGTAACTGTAGAATTAACAGTAAGCATTGATCTTGGAGTACTTAATGCAGAAGAGTCTGATGAATCCAACGATATTAAACTATTATTTAGAGTAGACGTTTTTGCATCTTTATCATATACATAGGTTGTCCATCTAGATTTTATTGCTGAAATATTTACTTCATGATCGGCTGGTGCAGACAAAAGACCAAATGCATTTCTTGTTTTAATCCTAAATTCTCCAGTTGGTTTAAATGTTCCAGCAACTGAAATACCCTGATACTTTGCAATATCAACATCAGATGTTATCCATTGTTCTGCTACTGTTGTTGTTCCATAAATTTGATATGTATACTTGATTGCATCATATTCAATTATCTCTTTATTAATTAAAAGATATCCCGCCTTTTGATAAAATACATGATCTACTGCCGAATCATATACAGAAACTGGTTCTGTATAAATAGAGTCGCCTGTCCCTGCTGAAGCTAACAAAGTCTTTGTTAATGCTGCAGCACCTAATTGTATTAAACCAGACTGATACACAGGGTCTGCAGAATAAGCATATTGAGAAGTTAATTGTGGTGTATATCTTACCTTAATAGCTTTAGCAGATGGCACTGTAGTTTTCTTTAATGAAATTATATTTGGTTGAGCATCTCCCTTTTTATCGTATCTCAACTTAAAATCTGCAGGATCGTTTGCAAATATATATTCTCTTGTATAAAACTGCAAGATATCATTTTCATCAAAGACAGCAATCATTTGAGTATCGCTGCATAAATCTTGTATGTGCTGCCACATTGTTTTGGTGCTGTCTGTATAATAAAATTTTGGGGTTATTGTAGATGAATCGGTTGTGCCAACATTAAATTTATAGTTAGTAAATCCTACGCTATCTAAAAGTCTTCTTACAATTGCCTGAGAAGAATAATCTCTCATTAAAATATCTGGGGCCATTATTTTTTGTAAGTATCCTGCACCATCAAGGGCACTTATACTAACATCCCCATATTCAGTTAAAGAAAAATCTTCTGTTGAATAAAAAATGCCGTATGGTATCTTGTCTGAATTTTCAATTTTAATAAAAGGCTTAATTAAAATATTTTTATAAAGGTTAATCTTATCTTTATTAAATGCGACTGTTTTATCATAAATAAATCCTGATCCATCATAACAGTTTAGATCAAGAGACAATGAATTTGCAGTAACTGTACCTACTGGAGTTACCCCGTCTGATGCATTAGATGACTGTTTTCTTACATCAAAAGTAACTAGTCTATCTGTAACATCTTTAACATACTTAGCTGCTATTTCTATTACGCCCAAATATTCATTTGCAACGCTTATTGATGTTACTTCAACTTTAATTGTTTGTACGCCAACTGGTGTTGATGGGCTTAAAAATTCTGTTGTAGACCAAGATGTACCGTTGTAGTATAGATCAACAACACCCGAATCTGGCACAGATATATTTGTACCTATTGTTGTTTCTACTCCAGAAAGGTTTGTCAATTTTACAGTCCATGCCGTTGGTTTTGAATGCGATGTTTCAAATTTAATAGTAATTTTATTTGTATATGCAGTTTTGGCTGAAGGATAATTTACTGTAAGTAAACATCCTGATAGACTTGTTCCAACAGCTCTTTTACTAACCCAGTACTTATAGTAGGTTTTATCTCCTGGGTAGTATAGTCTATATGTCATATCATTGGATGCTGAATATATAGTAGGGTATTGATTAACACTAGAGTTCATTATAAAGTATTTTATGCCCGCCGTTTTTGGTCTACGTGGATCAATAATTGTTTTTACTGGAAATAGCTTTTGAAAAGGCAGAGTATCCCCTGATGAAGTAGTTACATCTGTTGATGATGTAATTGAAACTCCATCAATAATTTCATTCATGTTATATTCTAGCCAACACCCTGGTGTGGAAGAATAAGAAATAGCCTTGTTAATGGCATCTAGTGCTACTGAATTGCTTAGCATTATACTTCTTCCAGGCCGATACTAACATCCCAAAATTCTTGAGCTGAGTCTGACATTTTTTCTTTAACATTTCGTCTTACTAGGGTGTGGCTACATTGACTAAATATCACTGTAATAATTTCATCTCTAGCAGAAACTCCATTATATGATATTTTTATTTTGAAAGAACCTACTCCTTTATTTAAGTAAAATGTTTTTAACTCTACTGCTCCATATCCGCCATCTACTGTCATTGAACTATATGAAGGCAACATTTTCCAAGATGTGCTCAAAGTTTTTTTATCGGCAGTAAAAATTTTACGCATTGTCCCATTAGCCATTCTTTGCTGCTTTTCAATTCTATTATTATCGATACTAACTGAATCCCTATTATGCTCACTCAATTTTGTCCAAATTGGGGTATCGTTTGTTGAAGTATCAATATATAATACTGAACCAACTGGTAATGTAATTGCCATTATATTGACCTTCTTTCTCCGACTTGTGATTTATTAATTTTAGCATCTTTTCC